TCCTTCCTCATGCGCGCACCAGGCTAAAGTTCGGATCGTCCCACGGCGAAACGGGCACGGCTTCCTGCATCATCGCCTCAACCCCTTCCGCCATTGCCAATGCAACGAGACCGTCGATGCGGCCCGTCGCCTTCGCCTTGTCCAGTTTCCTATTCCCGGCAGCATCGGAGACCGCGACCGCATTGGCCGCGCACATCGCCAGCACCGGGTGCCCGCCGTGGCGGACGCATTCTTTCAACAGGTCCGCTTCAAGAGCATCCAAGGCTGGAGACATGCTCATGTAGCCTTGCCCGAATGGCTCCAGCGGGAGCTCGACTCCCTGCCTTGCGAGCGCCTGTTGCATCCGGTCCATTCGCCAGCGGTCGAAACCGATCTTGGCTATCGATAGACCGGAACAGATTTCCCCAATGTCTTTTGCGACATAATCGTAATCGATGACTTTGCCGGGAGTGGTCCGGAGCAGCCCTTCACGAACCCAAACGTCGTAGGGAGCCTTGTCCCGTCGTGAAGCCTCCGCAACGCTGTCCAGAGGCATCCAAAAGAAGGGTCTGACAAATAGCTCTGACCCCACACGGCAAGTGAGGACGAGAGCCGTGAGATCGGTTGTGGCCGAAAGGTCGAGCCCGCCATAAACAACTCCGTCCAGTTCTCCGGGCGCACCGTTGCCGGCCTTCCACACGCCCGGAGACACGAAAGCCGCAACCATGTTGACGCGCTGGTTGAGGTAGAGATTGCGAAAGCTGTTCTCGAATGACGGCATCCGCGCCGCCTTCTCTGCCGCCTGCCGCAACTCCACTTCGGAGCGGAATGACCCGAGCGCGGGATTGGCCTTCGCCCACTCCGCTTCGTCGCTCAGTTCCGCGTCCTCAGCTGCCGAGTAAACATGGCAAACCGTGTGCGGGTCTTCCGAGCGGATCGCGTCATCGATCCAGAGGCTCAGCATGTCCGCGTCGGTCGGCGCTTGCGTCGAGATAACCAACTGAAGGCCGTCGTCGTAAGCGCCCTGCGCCGTTTCCAGCGCCTCAACAAATGGGTCTGTCGGCCCCCTTACCTGCCCGAGTTCGTCCAGGATGACCACGACAGGGCTAAGGCCGTGAGCGGTCTTTCCTTCGGCGGCTAGAGCGCGGTATTCGGTATTCATGGTGAGGCCGATGAGGCGCTTGCCGGACGGAACTACGCGAACGATTTTGCTTAGCGCTGGAGATAGCTGAATCATCTTCCAGGCAAGATTGAAAACGAGCGCCGCCTGATCGCGCGACCTCGCGCCAGATACGATCTGAGCGTTCTGACGCGCTACCGGCCCAACGAGATGAGCGAGCACCAGGGCGGCGATAAGACCGCTCTTCCCGTTTTTCCTTGAAATTGAGAGAATGCCACGCCGCGTTCCGTTCGGGTTATCGTAACATTCCCTCAGAAATCTCTTTTGAAACTCTTCCAGTCTGAGCGGTTGCCCGACCAACATGCCTTCGGGGACGGTGCAATAAGTCTCGCAAAAGCGAATGATGCGCTCAGAAATAGGCTCCGGCGCGACCGGCTCGCTTCGGGGTGATTCCGTCAAGATGCCACCCCTTGGTTATCAAGCGCTCGCCGCGAACCAGCGATGAGCAGTTGCGCGATGGTACGCCGCTCACCGCCTGAAACTCGATCTGCGTCCCCACAAACAGCCTGCCGTCCACATGCCTGAAGCGATGTGTGCGATGGTCTGCCATGTGGTGATGGAGTCCCGGCCTTCCGCCCTGCCCAATCTTCGTGGGCCTCCTGCCATCGATATACCAGCCCTGCGCGGAACCCACCCGCCCCTTAATGAGCATGTTCGCTAGCGATTTAGATATGCCAATGTTGGGCATATCTGATTGCCTGCCGAACCAATGCCTACCATCTGCGTGAACTAAGCTGTATTCGTTCCAGTCGAACTGGTGAGCGTTTTCGCCGCCCATGTTGCGGGCCATCTCGCGCTTGACCCATCCGTATTCACGCCGCGATCCTATCGGCCTCCAGTCGCGCCGCTGGCCGCCGATCATAAACGCGACAGGTGCCCACATCCTACCGCCGTGCATTTTGGCGAGTAGGAGGTGCGCGAAGAAATGATCCTCCGCAGTCAGCGTAATCAGGTTTTCGGCATCGTCCGTCCCGCCCAGCGAGCGAGGCAGAATGTGGTGCCGTTCGGTGTAGCCGGTTAGGTCCGCTTCGCGCCCGCGGCGGTCGGCAATGAACTCGGCATAAACGCGCTCGTAATTCACGCTTCGTTCTTAGCAGAATCCGCAGATTCCAGCCAATGCTAATTCAGCGACGGCCTCGCAATGAGGTCATCGTCCATCGGGTTGTCCTTGACGATTCCGGTTGCCTGCGCCCTGCGCTTGCCCACGTCTCTTGCCTCGCCCTCAGCGCCACGTCCGTGCTGCTGGAGCGTGCGAAGGTAAGCCATCTCCAATCGCTGGAGGTCGCTCATCCGCGAAACCATCTTGGCTTCCGGCAGCGGGACGTTCTCGATCGCCTCACGCAGCTTCTGAATCTGCCATTGCGTCCAGGCGAGATTTGAAGCCGTCGCCAGAAGCGCGGGGGTCGCCTCCCATTCCTCGCGTGCGCGCCCCCGCGTGATGGCCTCCCAAAACGGCATCGCCGCTTCTGGCAGCGGGCAATGCTCAGGCGGACTTAACGTGTCTAACGCCGAGGCCATGACGCGAACCGCTGCCGTGGCGCTGTCGATGCGCTGCTTTCGAGCGGTCATGGGAAAATCCTGTATTAGCGTTTTTTTTCGACTTCGCGCCGCTGTCCTAACGGAACAACACAGCGATTGCCTTCGCCCCTCTCCCTATGCGGTGAGCAGGCTTGGCTGTCCTATGATCCTGTCTGACTTCGCAGCGTTGCATCTTTTGTGGGCACATGCCGTGTTGCGGTAACTGTGCTCGCCACCCTTGCTTAGTGGCACAATGTGATCGAGCTCTGGCGCGTTAGGATGCAGCGTTCCCCGCTTACTCTTATCAGTCATCCCGCCGCATAGGTGGCAGCGCCAACCGTCCCGCATGAAAACGCGGAGCGGGCTAACGGATTCGACTGTTGCCGATCGCCTCGTCGCCTTCTGTCTCTTACGGTGAGTCTTCTTGGCCTCTATGTTGGCGGGCGTCTGAAGCTTACATCTCTTGGAGCAGTAGCGCTTCTTGCCGCTACTCGATTGCGCGACTGTCGCACCGCATATCGAGCAGACTACCCTCTTGCGTTCGAGCCTGCGGCGCAACTCATTGATCTTGGTGCGATAGCCAAGCAGCCTGTTGGGGTTGGCCCAGCGCCTCAGCTCTGCGCGTGCTGCGCATAGTGGGCTGGGTATCCACTTATTTGTTCTCGGCTTACTTCTGTCACGCGCCCTGCTATTTGCCAGCTTATCGGGGTGCGCTGCCTTCCATGCTGCTACTTGGCAAGCATTGCAGATGCGGCGAAAATAGATGGTCGACCCGCAGACCTTGCACGGTCGCGGCGTTCCACTAGGAATCACATTAGCCATTCGACCTCCAACCAGGTTCGTTTGGTCAGGGCCGGGTCGGCGTTAGCGCGCCTTCTCGGCCCGCTCTTGTTCTACTGATGTTCTATCCAGCCATCAAGCCCATAAGTCGGCTTGAGCCTGTATCCCAGATCCTTTGCCGTCTTCGCCTCATGGTGCGTGTGACATAAGGATTGGCAGTTATCGTCGGTATCTGTTCCGCCTTGGCTTAGCGGGATGATGTGATCGACCGTGGTTGCTTGGGTGACGATGCCTTGGCTTAGGCACTCTCGGCATAGTGGCTCTTGTGCTAGCCTGCGCTTCCTTATCTCTATGCCTGCTCTGCCCTGGATGCGTCCGTATCCGTTACGCACGCCGGCTCTCGATCATCGCCATTGCGCTATCGGCCAATGCGAAGAACATGCCGACCATCAATGATGCTATCGCTATCTCTGCCGACTTGAGGAGAAAGCGCTTCATTCGTCGTTGAACAGCGTATCGAGCGCGATCCGCTTGGCGGCTTCGTGCATCCCGACCGCCTCATAAATCGGAATGTCCTCGCCCCATCTTTCGGTGGTCAGACCTTCCGGGCTATCGATGAGGACGATCACTCGCGACACGTCGCCATATCTCCCAGCGACCAGATCCTCGGCAAAGCCGCGGGCCATCGAGGGAATGTCCATCAGGTTGCGGACGGGTAGCTCTACCGTATTGTCGGAGACTACCTTGAGGGTCATCGCCGGCGCGTCTTGGCTTGCGGGAAGAGCTTGCAGAACATCGCCTCGGCTTGCTCCTGATCGGCCTGGCTCACTCGCACTCCGTCAACCTTGGTCGAGAAGTAGCCTTCCATCGCGAACCGGAGGATGACAGCGGCCATCTCCTTCTGCCGTCCGTGCGTGTCTGAATGCTGCTCTGCCGCGCCCCACGCCAGAACGCCGGCAATCATCCGCATTGCGTCAGCTACATCATGCAGACCGTCTGCAATAAGCGACGCAGTTTCAGGCACGGCCTTACTCCGGACGATTTGGACTTTGCGAGCGCTGCTCATTGGGCGCTCCTGAATCATTCCCCGGCCACGCAGAGCCAACATCTCCCGCCTGCTTGGGGCGGCTCCGTGAGTGTTCTATTGGTTGGGGCCGGGGCGCCGCGCCTCAGCGCGGAAGCGGTTTTTGCGTCCACCTACTGTGCGCGGGAGGCCGAAACCTCAGGCGTGTCCGTCGCGGTGCGAACGGCGTAGAGCTTCGGCGGACGCAACTCGAATAATGATTTACGACATAGCAGAATTGCGGAACAAGTCAAGACCTTTTTTGGAACGCATCACGATTGTATGCGGAACGAACCGTGTCCAAGATCGTTCCATCATTGCTCTTTCTCATTGTCGGCTAGCAGGTCGCGGAAGCGCGGCTCGAACTCTCTGACGATCTGGGCTGCCTTGTGAACGCCGTGGCCCCACCCGCTGCCATATTCAGAGTGCTCTCCGCAGTCAGTTGCGGTGATTGCTTCTCGCAATTCATCAAGCAAGTCGCTCAGGGCGTCCATCTCTCATCTCCTATTGGCCCGCCCCGCATGACTCGAACATGCAACCTTCGGGTTCGAAGCCCGATGCTCTATCCAATTGAGCTAGGGGCGGCATTTGGTTGCCTCTGCGACCGTTGCAGGCGGCATGGGCTAAGCGCAGATTGTGGTTGCGGTTGGAACCGCCAAGCGAAATTGGAATTACATGGTCAAGGCTAATGTCGCCAGTCTCCATGCGCTCACCGCAGAGCCAGCACGCGTCTCCGTCGCGAGCCAACAGTGTGTTGCGCTTCGAGTTCTTTCGGCGCTTGCTGGTGATGCGACCCACTACGCCGCCCTCCGTTGCGCATGGATCTGCAACCCCGTCTCGATCAGCCGGAACACCGCCCGCAAAGCCGCGGCGAGCATTTCGTGATCGTTCACTCCGGGCAATTCGATCGGGACGTTCGGTTTGCGCCCCTTCTTCAGCAGCGCCTCGTGAATGAGGCACAATGCAAACGGCGGCAGATCGTCGCTCCACCAGCAATCGCATACCAGGGCTTCCAGACACCTCTGTTCGTACCGCATCCCGTCGAGAGCTCGGCTCATGCGTTCGAAGGAAATATCTACCCGCGAGTCCTTGAGCGGGTCGCGGCCAAAGCTGGATCGCTCATACTGACCGCACTTAGGCGCTTTGTCGCTATGTCGGTTCCAGTAGCCGAACCCGTAATCACGCATTGTGTCTCGTATAAGTGCGGGCTCATGGCCGTGGTCATCGAAGAAGCCGAGGGCATGAAGCTGACCCGGTGCGTCACTGATGTCATCCGATACATCGACCACCTTCCCTTCCGCGTTCTTCCTCACGCCGTGGAACAATTCTCGCCGTGCCTGGACGCGCTCGTTCCCGTAGTCGCGGGGAGCGATCTTGGCCCGTTCGAGCCGCCCGTTCTTGCGCTTGCCTGACTTGCCCGGCCTACCTCGCAGTCCCATGTCCACCCTCCCCAAAGAACTCTGCCAATATCCGCTGCAATTCCTCGATCCTGCCCCTGTTCTCAGCCTGCATTTCACGCCTGACCTTCAATTCTGCTTCGTATCTCAGACGAAGAGATTCCCAGCTTGCAGGATCGCAGCGGTTCATGGGCGCACCCTTCGGGCCGCGTGCTCGTGAACGGAGCCAATCTTTGTTGTCTCCGCCGTTCCGGCTTCGCCCGCTTGCGCGGCTCTGCGCCTCCTGAAATCGGCCAGCTTACGTGCGTCGGCTGTGAATGTGCCGCCGATCTGCGCCGCCAAATGTTCGCCAGTTGCGATAATCTTCTTTTCCGCACGCATCATGCGGCCTCTCCGAACAGGGGACCGACATCTGTTCCTGACACCTTGCCGGAGGCGGGAGCAGGCGATCTCAAAGTATCGCTCGTCGCGCTCAATGCCGATGAACGCGCGGCCCGTGCGAAGCGCGGCCACGCCTGTTGTGCCGCTGCCCATGAAGGGGTCGAGGATCACATGTTCGGGCTGCGTGAAAAGCTCGACCAGCTCGTGCATGAGCGTGACCGGCTTCTGGGTCGGGTGCTCCTTCTCCCCACGCTCGACTAGGTGCCGCCAGATCGCCGCACGACCTCCGCCATTCCACACCTTGCGCCCTACCGGGTGCATGATGGCTACGGCCTCTCCGCCTTGTGCTGGACGGTCGCCGCTCCATCTGCGGCATGTTCGTAACCTTGTCCCAAATTCCAGATCGAACCCAGCATTCGGGGTTGCCCGAGCGATAGTCAGCCAATTGCTCAAAAGCGCAGAAACAGAGCACCCATCCGCGCGAAATGGAGAGCAATTCCCTTGCGAGGCTCGCTGGGTCTGAAAGAGCGGGAAAGTTGATCCCCCCGCCTTCGAGTATCGCCCCCGCGTGAGTGCGTTCGTCATAGGGCGGGTCGGTGATCACTGCGTCAACGGTCCCAACGCTGCCCAGTAGTTCGCGGCAATCACCAAGGTAAAGCGTTGCTCGGCCAATGGTGACGGGGTTCATGCGGCCCTCACGCTTTTCACGATTGAGCCGGCAACGTCGCCAACCTGGGCCGCGTATCGCCGCCTGATCTCGTCCGCCTCCTCTGTGCGGCCCATTCGGTCGTAGAGCGCGGCAAGACCAAGTTGGTTTTCGCGAACCTGCTCCGGCGACGCCTTTCGCTCGGCTTTCGTGGTTTCGTCCGGAAAGAATGTCCGGTGCCCATTCTCGATCGCTTTCGAGAGAAGCTTTTCAGGATCGTGGCCCTCGCTCCGAAGGCGGGTAAGCTTGGCGATGCAGCGCCGCTCAGCTCCCGGCTCAAACGGCACATTCCGCATCCGCTTCCGCATGGCCCGAAACTCGGCGAAGCTTTCTGGCATCCAGTCTGGGATTTCGATTTGGTAGGCTTTCTTGAGGCACGAGCCGACAGCCCGAAGTTTTTCCTCCTGAATGGGGGGACTAAGGGGGGCCGTATTGGAAGGGTTAGGAAGAGGGGGTGCGGGGGGAGAAACCTCAGGGAAACCTTGCTCGTGGATTTCCGCGCCTTCCGTGGATTCCTCGGAATTCCGTGGAACGCGTTTACGCTCACGATCCTTGGCTTTGCGCTTCTCAAGGATGTCTGCGACGGCCTGCGCCTTGCCGAGCTCCAACGCCACTTCGGCGACGAGCTCAACCGGCGTCCCTGCTTCGATAAGTCTGGCGAGGAGCGCTGCTTTCATACGTCATCACCCTCGCGGCATTCTGCCCAATAATGCTCAAGAAAGGCGTCGATGAATTCCTTGAATTCGCCCTCCCGCCGGAACCATTCACCGCGGATGCAGTATTCCGCATAGCGTTCGTGCCAGGCGCGCTCCTGCCCCATCGATCCGTCGCACCAACCAAGAAGAGTTAGTTCGTCGGCGTTACCCGTTTGGCATGCCCTGAGCCGCGTCCTCGGATGCTTTGTGCTGAAACCGATTTTGACGGAGTTAGTCGCCGGCGCCGAGATGAAATAGATATAACCCTTCTGGCCGTTCTGCCGTCGCTTACGCGGCGAATTATAATTCCGATCCATTCGCTGATATTGCAGCCGCATGTATTCGGCGTATTCCTCGTCCGTCATGTCCGGGTCTGGGCCGATGAGAAACAGGGGTTCCCCGCTCACCCACGCCTCCGCTCGATCTCTTGAACCGCCTCGGTCATGCGCTGAGCCGTTCGCGCAGGACTTCCAGCTCCATCTCCAGGAACGGATCCCGGTCGGCGCGCATCTCGACAACTTTCTTGGCGTGCAAAACTGTGGTGTGGTCGCGGCCGCCGAAATGCCTGCCGATCACCGTCGTTGACAGTGGCGTTAGCTTGCGGGCGAAAAACATCGCGACCTGGCGCGGATGGGACACGCGCGGCTCTCTGGAGCCAACGCCGTCGGGCCTGACCATCGTGCTCGGATGGAGGCCGTAGAACTCTGCGACAACGCGCTGGATTTCCTTGACTGTCAGGCGATATCCGAACGCCTGCTGCAATGCCGGGGCGATGTCCTCGATCGCGAGGCTCATTCTTCGATTTCCTCTTCCGTGGGGATGGGCTGGGCATGAACCGCTACTTCCTCGGGAAGCTTGCGCGTTCCGTTCTGCTGAAGGCGGAACTCGACCAGCAATTCGTCGGCAGAGGTCCACTTGTTGAAGTCGGCCAGCCGCTCCAGGTTCAGGTTCTCAGGCGTGTTCCCGTGCCTCAGCAGGGTTGCCACGAAATTCTGGAGGCGCGTGGCCCTTGGGTGCGGGAGCGTCATTGCGCCATGTCCCGAAACAGCGAGAGGCGCATCATCACCATCGGCTCGCGACGGTCCTCTTTCAGCACCAGGAAATCATGTTCCCCGAGCGCATTGCAGAGCCAGTCAGCGAGCTTCTTGCGGGACTTGCATTCGCCCTTGAGCGTCTGTCCCCATCCCGTGACGAGACGGAGATCGCCCTTCTCATCGCCCGCTCCCGATAGTGGAACGCGCTTGCAGTCCAACCCCGCTTCGCAGAGGTAGAGCCGCGTCTGATTCTCCAGACGATACCCCTTCTGCTTCGGAGAGCGGCCGCCAGTGCTGTTTTCCCGAGTGATTCCCCCCATGTCGTCTACGGCCCCCGCGAGTGCTTGAGGGCCGCGGCTCTGCGCCGTCGAAAGTCTTGAATTTCAAACGAGCTCATCCGCTGCTCGACCAGCCTTTGCAGGCGGCGGCAGGCGAGCCAGATGCGAAGCGAGCGGATCACAGGACGCCCCTCGCCTTGAGGTAGAAGGTAAGCGCCAGAAGCGCCCACCCAGCCCCGATGCAGATGCACACTGCGCTCCACACCAGCACCACCAGGGATGCGATGTAGAAGCCGGTGAGCTTGCGAAGCAGGGCGGTCATGCCGCCTTGTCCCGGCGCACAGGTTCAAGATCGAGCGAGCATTGCCGACCGCGAAGCGCACGTTCGTTGGTGCTTTCGTCCAGCAGCTCCACGAGTTCGGGCCACGCCTCGCAGGCGCGCATCCATGCGACGATGCCCATTTCCGCTTCGCCGGCGATGTAGCGGGCCACCTGGTCGTCAACCTTCAGCCCGAACACGATCCGCATGTCGTCTGCGGTGAGGCCGCGGTTGCGCTTCACCTGACCAAGCGCATTGCCAATGTCGTCGAGTATGTCGTTACGGGCGCGACCAGTTGCGCAGAAACCGAAGAAATTCGGAGCGGACGCCATTATAGGACCGTCCCGCGATGATAGTGCGAATCACCGCCTGTAGTGCCGGTCGGCTGCTCGCTACGCTCGATAGTAGCTTCGCCCCCCCAAGCTCGCCCACATCGGGCAGCCGATCGCATTTCCTCATGCAGAAACGGAAGATCGCCGTAGATCGACGGTTCGGGGCGCTTGCTCGCGAGCAGCCCGATGATGAATGCTTTCCCCCCGCCCACGGTCAGCTTCCGCCGCTTGTCGTTTGGGGAGTGGCGTTGGTCGAACGGTTCCTCGGCTCGTCGTTCAAGGACAACGACCCGGCATTGATTTCCGTTAATCTCCTGGACACATTCAACAGCGCCAATTCGGGGTGCCGAATCGTCCGAGAGTGGGGAGTGAACGTATGCCGCACAATGCGGTGGCGAAGGGGCCGATATTGCCCTGCGAAGAGCCAATCGAGTTTGAATACAGGGGGGGTATGTTTTACCTCAGCGATCCAGCTTTGGGTTTCAGCCGAGCCATGCGCCCAAGCGTGTTCTTCGCGACCATTGCGAAAGCCGTCGAATGCTCGCGCGCTCATCGGCCGTGGGACAGGCCGTCCGCCGAGATCATTGACTTCGCGGCTCACGCGGCAGCCTCCAAGTCGAACCAATCGTTGGGCTGAACTGCCCCGTCAGTGGCGACTGCGATGCGCTCCATGAGCGCGGGGCTCGGCATCTTAGTGCCGGAGCAGATGCGCGATATGGTCGAGTGG